AATGCAAACCACTCAACTTCTCTTGCTACTTTTTCCATAGCTTTTTCAAGCTGTAATGCAAATTCATCATTTATTGGGCTACCACCAAATAATGCTAATTCGTTTGCTGCTGTAACAGTTCCATCACCATCTGATTGATTGATAATGTCTGCTGACAAAGCAAAAGGATTTTGATTACCTGTGGATGCTAAAGCTGTATAAGTCATTTGTACACCTTTATGGAAAATCTGAGTTACATAAGTATATGCAGCTCTATCTCTTCCAAGATATTCTGTAGGTGATGAACCTTCTTGTCCTTTAGTAGGCTCTGTAGAAATGGTTGCATTATCTTCTACTTGGACTTGCCAAAATGTAGAGTTTAATACTTTACCACCATTTAAACCACCGACTGCTGAAAGCAAAGGTGTCCTTTGACCACCAACTTTAAACAATTCCCCACTAAAGTTATTAATGTTTTGTGCATAAATCGTATTGTTAGTTAACGAAATATTTGCCATTTTTTACTTCTCCTATAAGTTAATTGTCTAAATTGTTTGAAGAAGTTTAGAAAATCTATTTAGAGTTTTTCTTCGCTTCCTCTATGACAGATAACTTGGCAGCGATTGAATCACGCACATTTCCTGATTTTTCTATTTCACGAACCTGACTAATTACATCATTATCGTAGGTATCTACAACCGAGTTTGCTTGTATGTTATTTAAGCGTTCTTGACTTTGTTCTGTACTTTGCACAGCTTCTTGTAATCTGTCTTGTTGCCCAAATTCAACTCCAAACTCTTCTGATGCGTATGCCTGGATTCCTTCTACAGTCATATCACCTTCGTACATCATCTCAACTGCTTTGCCGACACCTTTTGTGGTGTCTAACCCTGCTGATTGAAATACTTGATTTCTTTCTTTAGCTTCAAATTCTGCGATTTTACCTTCGTAGAGTTCAAGTTTTTCTCTCATCTCTTTCCAGTTCTTATCACTGTTTGTAGCTTGTTCTTCTGAGTTATTAAGCTCTTCTGTCATTATTCTATTGTCCTTACTTCACACATTTTTTTACAAGAGGTGTATGAGTTACCTCTGAGTGTTTCCACCCTTTTATACTCTACTGTTTTTATTTGACAGGTCTTGTCAGTAGGCATCAAGACCGATTACAAAATCCAGGTCTAGTTTAAATTTCGGACCTAGGTACAAAATAGCTACAGCTATTATATCATAAAAAAAGTAAATGCAAGTTGTTTAAACAGCTTTAAGATTCTATAAGTCCTGTGACTGCACCTGTTGTAGCTTGTGTTGCACCTAATGAAACTGCACTAGCAGACTCTTGTTGCCTAATAATATTTATTACTTCTCGTAATTCTTCTGATTGTCCTAGTTCTGTACCCTCAATAATATCTTGAATAGTTGGTACATTTCTACCTTGTGATAGTGCTTGTTGTTGTATGGACCTTACTTGTTGGAATCCTCTTCTTGCTGCACTTACACTAAGACCTAAATCTTTTAATTGTTCTGCTACTTCTACAGATATATCCTCACCTGCAAGTAATGCCTCTGCACCTATCTGTGCTGTTTCTATTCTTTCTGCAACTATATCTGTTGATGATATTGTTCCAGAAATAATATCTTGACCTATCTGTGGGTCTATTGCAGAAACTAATATTTCTTCATCTGTTAGGACACGATTAAAGTTTCTTAAATAAAACTCTTTTACCTCTGGTATAGAACCTAATACATTACCTCTTACTGATTCTATTCTTGCTCCTAACTCATCAGGTGATACAACATTTTCTATAAGTTGTTGTTTTCTTTCTGCTGTAAGAATAACATCTGGATTTATATTGATAGCTTCAATCTTTCTTCTATATCCATCCTCTATCTGTCTGTACTCTGCCTCAGTATATTTAACAGTTGCACCATCTGGATTTAAGTTACCTGCAAATGCTTGTTTGTATTCTGGTGTTTGTCTAACTGCTGATATAGCTGTTGATTCATCTTCTCCTGATTTTAAATAATTTTCTACCCATACATCTAATAAAGGTTGAGATAATAAATTACCAAATTTTAATTTACCTATTTCTGCAATTCTATTTTTTGCTGATTCAGTAAGTTGTGTTGAGTCACTTTGTTTTGGTGTACCTGCTGTACCTGTGTAGTTAGAACCACCTAATGTAGTAGATGCAGCTAGTGCCTCTTCATAAGACTCTGTATATCCTGCTGTTTCTATAAGCAAGTCTGCTCTTTTTCTATCTACTGTAAAACCTGTAAGGTCATCTTTTCTAAATAGTTTTACCTGTGCCATTATGTAGGTACTCCTCTTAATACTCCTGCAGGACTTACACCAAGTGAAGCTGCTGCATCATCTGTTATGCTGTCTAATACTTTAGCGTTATTGTTGTTAGCACCATATATCAATGTTAATTCTGCAGCTTTAGTTGCATCATTTGCAGAAAGTATTTCATAAAACACTGGTGATGTTTCACTCATTCTTTCACCAAGTTTATTAAATGTAAAGTTTCTCCATGGAGTAGCTATATCTTCGTATGTTAAATTTTCATCATAAACACTTGTAGGAAAAATAGTTTTTCTTATTTCTTTAAATCTATTATTAAGTAATTCATTACCTACTTCTGGTGATTCTGCATTTCTATATAATTTTGCTAACTCTGCTTGTGTACCAGAATCTAACTGACCATACAAAGGTCCTAACCATTTGTATGATGAGTTTTGTACTGTTGCATATCCAGACCTAGTTTGTGCTAATACACCTTTACCTTGTAACCAATCAGTAATTTTGCTGTCTATCTTAGGACTTGTACTATCTTCTCCTAGTTCATTTACTTGGAAAGCAGCATAAGTTTCTGTAAACTCTCCTGTTGTTACCATATCTCCAAACCACTGACCAAATGTTTTACCTGTATTTTCATCTACTATTGCATCTACATTAGTTACACCTGCATCTCTAAGTAATTGTGAATAAAGTAATCTGTTTTCAGCTACTAATGATTTTGCATCAGCAGGTAAATTTTCATCATCTATACCCCTAGCTTTAGATAACACCAACCAGTCTATGACTTCTTGTGTCTGTGTTTCAAACCAATCTGTTGCCTTCCACTCTTCTTGTGTGATATCTCTGTCTTCTACTAAACCTTGAATCCACAAGTTTCTAACTTCTTCATCTGTTTCTAGCCAAGGTCTTGCATCAATAGCTGCTTCCATCAACTCCATAAAACCATTAAAAGGAGAATTGCCTTGAACAATAACATCTGTTGGTAGTTCTGCTAATGACACACCAAACAATACAGAGGTTGTCCATACATCATCATTTACTGTTTTTGCAGTAGGTTTTCTTCTACCACTATAAAACTGATTTATCTCCTCATCAGTTGCTTCATAACGCATAAAGAAAGGTTGACCTGGTACTTGCCATACAACATATTTTTTACCATCTCTTACCCATATTTGTGTATCTTGAAATGATTGTGGTGGTGAAGTAGTTGGAGTAGTTGTAGTTTCTGTTGTAGGGTCAGAAGTAAATGTATAACCCTCTTCAAACCTTAGTGTATCTCCAGGACTAAAATCTTTAGATTCACCTTCTGAATTGTAATATAATACCATTTTTTATTTCTCCTGTGACATACTAGCAGGTTGTTTAAACACACTTTCAATTATAGGTTCACTAATCTTCCATGACAATGACCATGTATCACTTATCTCACCCATTTCTTGAAATGTATCTTTACCTAATTGTTTAAAATCATCTAAATTATTAATACCACCAAATATTGCTCCACCTGTTTCATTTACAGTTCCTAAACCTTGTTTTTGTCTTGCTTTATTTAATGCTCTACCTACATCTGCAAGTAGTATTGTTGATTCATAAGCTACATAAGCAATTAAGGCAGGTACTGATATAGCACCTAAACCTAATCTCGGTAACATTCGTACTAAACTTTGTTCAATTACAATATCACCTGGGTCTAATACTTGTGCTGCTCTACCTCCAATTCCAAATGCTTTACCTACTACCTTTTTAGAATTTTCTAATATTGTGTTAAAAATTTCTGGTGCATCTTTAACTACTTGTGTAAATCTTTTGTACCCACCTTTACCTACAACTTCAGATAAATCTGTCGTTGTATCTTCTGCAATATCAACAAGTCTACCTGATTGATTTATTGCTTTATTGTTTATATCATCTACTACATTTGTAGGTGTAGGTGCTAATTTTATTCCTTCTACATTGTCTAAATTAATATTTGCATCTTTAGGTATGTATATATCTAATGTTTCCCCTTGCGTTTTACCTTGTTTTAACAATCCAATCATTTGTACTTCTATCAAATTGCCATCTTCCAGTATTGTTATGGGTATGCCTTGTTTATTAAAACTGGCTACTAATTCTCCTGCAGGTCTTGCGTGTAGTCCTCTTTCATCTAATACCTCTATAGTTATAGGTTTATAGTTTTCTATATCTAAAGTTTCTATATCATCTACTACATTTGTAGGTGTGTCTATTTCAGTTATTCCAATATTTGGGTCTAATGGATTATCAACAGCTTGGTATATAGGATTATCAGATTTTATTGGACCAAATTCAAAACCTACTTCATCAGGAAAGGGTTCGCTAAATACAGTTTTATCTTTAAAATAAGCATCTATTTTTTCTGCAGCATTTTTAGATGCTACAAAATCAGCATCTCTTGAAGAGTTATCCCATAATCTTGTATATTGTCCACCAGCTTCTGTTTCTTTAAGCACTTCATCAAACCATTCATTTGCATCATCAAAACCATAGTCCTGTGCTTTGTTAAACATATATTCACTTTTTTCTTGTCCTACAAACTTTTCAAATATCTCTGAAATATTGTTACTCATTTGAATAGATGGCATTTCATTTGCAGATGTAGCTATTCCAGTGTATTGATAGTATTCTTCATTTAATAATATTCGTTCTCGTGTTGATAAATTATTGTATACATTTTGCCCTAATATAAATTCTTTAGCTTTTTTTGGAAACTCTTGTAAAAACCTTTGGTGCATATCTCTTAACTCTTGTATGTTTGTTGGTGGAATATATTGTCTTTCAATACCTGGTAGTTGAGCAGCAGGTGGAGGAACAGGTCTACTGTATTCCAATGCTGCATATTTGTTTGTGTTAAATGATGGTCTGTTAAGTGCTTCCAACATGTCTATGTAATCTTGACCATAATTGATTAACATTCTCATTTCTATACTTTCAGGCATTACATGTCGTATGCCATTGTAAAGTTCTTGTCTGTTTAAATCTCCTATTATTGATTCAAATTGATAATCTAAAGTACCAAACTCTTCTGCACCATCTAAATATTCACTTAATTGTTGCAAACCATCTTCTTGCTTTAGCATTTCCATTATCTTTACTCGGATTACTAGAGGTTGTTGTCCTGGAAATGAGGTTGATGCTTTTCTGTCTAATGCAAAAGCATCTTTGTAATAATTTATTATTTTTTCTTTAAGTAAACTTTCATTTCCTTTTTGTGGTATAGATAACACCTCAGTAAAGAATTGCTCTAAATCCATGTGATGCCAGTCGTTTTCTAAAAACTTTTTTAATGCTTGTTGTCTATAAAGTTGTGCAGGTGTTAAATCTTTTAAATTACCTGCTTGGTTAGAAGGGTCTATTATACCTTCTAATAAATTATTGATAATTCTATCTTTTTCGGAAATAAGCTCTTCTATTTCCATAGTTATTTCTTTAGAAATGTATTTTTAAATTTTTTAACATCTTCCTTTGTGTAACCATTTGTAGGTGCTTTGTCACGATTCTTTTCTAAATCTTCGTAATATCCCATTACTTACCACCCAATATTTTAAATGCTTCTTCAAAAAACTCTTTATCTTTAATAACTATTGGTCTTGCTTTTTTTCTAACAGGTCTAAGTCCTTTTTCTTTTCTTTGTTTGTTAACTTGTTTCTCCATCAAATTTAAAGATAAATCATAAAACCTATTTGCTTTCATAGATAAATCTTGTGGTGGTGTTCCAAACATGTTTGTTACACCTTCACTTCTAGTTGTTGTATCTATTTCTTCATCTTGTTCTGGCATTGTTGTAGTAGTTGTAGATGGTGTTGGACTAGGGTCAAAACCTTCTTCAGGAACTGGTATTCCTCTGTCTGGGTTCAAAGCACCTAGCTCAACATTTAATCTATTTATAAGTCCTGGAAAGTTTTTTCTATCTTCATCTGTTATAGATGTATTCCATATTTCAGCAACCTCATCTTCATTATCTAATAACAACGCATCATAAAATTTCTTACTAGATAATTTACCTGGTCTGTTGTATGTACCTATAACCATGACATCAAACTGTTCTTGATTAAATGTAATACCATAATTTTTTAGTCTTTGATTTACAATTCTTTGTATTTCTTCCAAATCTTTTGCAAGTAATTCATTTGCTTTTTCTTCGGTTATAGTGTCACCTAATTCAAACTGTTCTCCACCTGATGTATTACTGTGACCATAACCTATTGATATAGAATCTCCATCTTGATATGCTTCTAATCGCAACTCTTCAAGTTCTTTTATAATTTCTATGGCAGGTATTGATGCTTCTAAGTCCATATTATCCTCCTTCTGCTGCTGCTAAACCTCTAAGGTTTCTTTGCATTCTAGCAAAAGTATCATCTTCTTCTTCTGCTTTTTCTGCTAATGCTTCTCTAGGTGCAAATATTTCATCAAGAACATCTTCACCTGCTTCTGTCAATAACTCTGGGTCTGGTTCTTCTGCTTCTACTTCTGGAACAAACATTGTTTCTCCAGTCAGTGCGTTGTATTGTAATCTTTCTGGTTCTCCAGGTTGTAAATCACTAAGTGATGAAGCATACTCTTCTGCACTTACACCTAGCTTCTTCATAATTATTTGTTTCTCACTTGTAGATAGTGGACTACCTTTTCTTACTTCTGCACCTGCTAACATATCATCAACAAAATCTGTGAGGTCTTCCTCTGAAAATTCATAACTACCTGTCTGGTATGCTCTTTGAGATTGTGCATAATCATTTAATGATTTAGTAGCATTTAGCCAAGACATCTTACCACCATTGTTCATACTAAATTCCATAGCAAGTTTTAAACCTTTGAGTGTTTCTGCATCTGCGTAAGTTCCATAGGTCTTATTCAAATCTATAAGTCCTGCATTAGATAATAAATTTTTTGTTTGTATTCGTAAAACAGGAGGTAAAGCATTGAATTGTTTCAGTACATCTCTTTGATAATATACATATTGAAATGCCTCTCCAGAACCAAATATTTCTCTTCTTTCTTTTTGATATAAGTCACTCGTTAAAAACTCTTCTGCAGCAACATTTTTTACCAAAGGGTCACCACTATCTGGGTCTGTTTTTGCTTGTCCACTCTCATCATATTGAGGTACTTCGTATGTTTTTTGAAAACCTTTACCTAGTGGTTTATTAGGGTCTTGTACTTCCATACCTAATAAATCTGCTATCTCTTGTGCAAATTGAGTTGCATTACCTGAACCTGGTGCAACCATACTTTCTGTAGGCTCTGCTATGTTTTCTGGTGATTGTATTTTACTGTCTTCTTCTACCTCATCTGGCATAAGATATGGTAAACCACCTGTTTCATTGTTATTGTCATCTTCTGCAGGGTGTCCTGGTATATGTGGCATTAGTTGTCGACTCCAAATCTATTTAACTCATAACTAAATACTTCATCAAATACTACCATAAACAAAGGTTGTTTTGCTATAATCTCATACCCTTTGTCATATAACTTCATTCTTACTGCTTGTGCTTCATTAGTATCAGATGTAACCAACCAGTTTACAGCGTTTTGTTCATTAGGATAATTCTTTTCATCCTGTATAGTGTCTATTGCTACTTGTCTAAAATCTACATATTCTTTTATAAATGGTGTAATATCAAACTCTGCAAACCTTGGGTCTTCTACTGCTCTTACTAGAAAATCTACAAGCACTCCATTTTTTAATCTTTCTGGTAATTCACCACCTAATACCTTATTCATCTGTTCTGATTTACCATAAGCCATAGGAAACCAATTACCCAGTTTTGCATCTATCACTGCATTTGCAGCTTGTATATTTTCTGGTGTGTCTTTCCCTGTAGCTATAAGAGTTTGTAGCTTGTCATCTTTTGCTGCTCTGCCCATAATTGATGCTAAATATCTTTGCACCTCTAAGTACATCTCATCTTCATTCTTAGGAGTTATCAATCCCATATATTTCACAGCTTGATAACCACTGAAATCTATCTTACCTTCATCAATATTCCTAGAAAAATATACAAGTACAGGACCATAGTCTGCAGCTAATTCTGGATGGTCATTTACAAATTCATATTCTTTTGTAGTTCTTGGGATTCTACCTGCCTCTGATACTGTTTTACCTCTAACTTGTAAACCTGCAGATGTTAGTTGTTCGTTTATATCATACTTATCTAAACCAAGTAATCTAACAACTTCTAATAATGCGTAATACTCTCCTTGTCTTGGTCCAAGTATAGAGTTCCACTGTTTTCTCATGTCTTGATAAAAACCATGTATTGCAGCTAACTCAACCATATTGTTGTATGCAATACCTGCTTCGTACCCTTCTTCTCCATACCATTCATTAAAACTTTGTTGATTACCTTCTATCTTGTAAAGCACACTAAGTTTCGGTGCAAATGGACTTACAAATCTATCCCATGTTTTTATTGTGTATATGTTATTTCTAACTAATGCACCTATCTCTTGTATCTTATCTACATCATCTGCATACTCAGGATGTAACTGTGCTGCTATCTGCATACCATTTGTAGTAGAAGAAATCCATATATCTTCATCTACACCTTCAAAACCAAAAGACTTGCCCATAGAATTGAACCAATTCTTTGCAACTGATGGTATTGCCATATCTACTAATTCTGCAGGTAACTCTGTAAGTGATAATGGTTCATCACTAAAAGGTAATTGAAAACCTGCCATAATATTTTTTTCTACAAATTTTCTACCTCCAGGATTGTTTCTAAGTAGAAATCCTAGTGGCATTGTTATACCATCACCTAATGATGGTAGATAACCTACACCACCAACACCTAATGATTTAAGTGGATAACCTTTTTTAATATATACTCTGCTATCTTCATCCGATACATCTTCTGTAGCTAAACCACCCAACTCTGATTTTGTGTGTACTTGTAATGGTGTTCCTGCTGTAGGCATAAACACATACAAATCACCAAACCTATCTTGTGCAATAACATTGTTTTCAATTCCTCTTCTCACACCTTGACCTATCTGTACAGCAGCTTTTGGATTGTTAGCAGTAAGAAGTAAATATCTACCCATGTACTCACGATAGGCTTCAAAGAAAGCAAAAGAACTTCTGTATGCTTGTGCAAAATAACCTCTTTCAGTTAAGTTATACAACAAGTTAGCGTTAGCTTCCATAGATGCTTCCAATGCTCTTTGGTGTATGTCCATAGCACTCATGTTTCTAGTAATGTTTGCTCTAACATCATTCATATCTAACAATGTTGTGTAACTATATTCATCCATGTTTTGCATAATGGTGTTAGTTCTTGGATTGAATACTTCTAATGATTTATTCTTTCTATCAAAAATACCTTTTATTAATGACTTTTCAAATATTGTATCTGCAATAAATGCTTTCTCTTCTATTTCTTTACCTTGTCTACTAGCTAAATAATTTTTACCTCTGACTATTGGTTCATCACCTAATGCTTTTATTTGTTTATCGTTTAATAATCTTTTACCTTTAGTTCTAAGTAAGTTATATACAGCAGAGTTATTTATTACTTCGTATGTGTCATCTTGTTTAAACAACGCCTCTACTATTTCATCACCTTCTTTTATAAGATATGATTCTCCAAAACTAATTTGGTCTGCTGCTAATGCAAGATATTTAGCTTTTATATATGCTTGTACTCCTGCGTTTATTCTTGTATCTTTAACACCTCTGTTAATTTTTACTGATACATCTAATACCCATTGACCTCTTGATTCATCCCATTTACCACCTAGTACATGGTCAGCTAATCTTAATTTATCTTGATTATCTTTTATAAACATAGATACTGCATCTTTTGTTAAAGAATCTTTACCTGATAGAACAAGCTGTCTTGTTTTATATGGTGATACATACAACATAGCTTCCTTACCCCAAGACTCTGGATTACCTAGATTTAAACTAAATCCATCTATGTTTGCTTGTGTAAATCTAAATACTTCATCAATAAGTTCATCAGTAATACTTTGTTTAGGTATAACTATATTTATTTTTTTACCTAATACCTTTTCTATTGTTTTTCTTCCTACATCAAATGTAAGCTCACCACTGTAGTTGTTTGTCTTTGATTTACCTTTAGTAGATGCTTGAAACTTACTTTTGATTTCTGTTAGATTAGGTTGTTTGTTTGATAAACCAAGTATATCTTCCAAACCTCTTTTAGTTGCACCTGGTTTACTTAGATAATCTATAGCTTCATTTACTATGATGTCAATATCACTATCTGCATAACCACTGTCAAAACTATTTTTAAGTACATCTTTTAATAAATCTTCGTTAGGTAATGCACCATTGTAAATAACTTCATCTTTCTTAAAATTAGTTACAAATGTACCTACCTTAGAATCATCAAATCCTAATCTTCCCTCTGCTATATTATCTGCAGAACCATAAACTAATCTTTCTGCTTCTTGGACATCAGTTGTAAATTTTATACTATCTTTGTTAAGAGGATTTTTTGCAAGAAAGTTTACACTTCTATTACCACCTTGTTCTGTAAACACTGTTGTAGTAAATGTTGTTTCACCCTTATAAGTCTTCTGTGTTACTTGTGGTTTTATATTTACATTTAAAACTTCATCATATTCTTCTAATGTAGAAGCAGCTCTATCTCTTTCTTTTTGTATTACTTCTATAACATCATCAGATAAATTAATAACACTGTCTTCATCATTGTGTATTTTTAATAACTCATCTAATTCTGCTCTTCTACCAAATACAGAGAATGCTTTAACAAATTCATCATACGCTTGTTTTAAATAAGGTATGCGAATAAATGAACCTTCTCCTTGTGTAGTAGCAAAGAACAAAGAGTTTAAAAGATTTCTAAATGTTTTTTTACCTTCAATAATTTGTCGCTCTGCATCCATCTTTGGATATGGTATTTCAAAAGGTAATTTATCTTTATTCTTGTTATACAATGTAGCAATTCTTCTTGATGCTTTTTCTGCAATATCAGGAGTAGTAGAAGATAAATCTCTAAGATTAATGTTTCCTATCTTTGCATCAGCAATAACATTTAACAAATCAGAAGAACCACCTGTATAATTATCTATACTTTGACTGTAATGTTTTGCAAGTCGTAAAAAATCTTCTTCTGTCTGAACAACACCAACTTCTAAATTTCTTTGTTTTGGTCCTCGTATTTGAAACCCTTGATTTCCTTCATCTATTATTTTTAAAAATGCAGGTTCTTTTTGTAATGTCTGTGCCATTTGTTCTAAGGTATAACCTTGTCTTTTCATACCTGCTATTGCAGGTGCAAGTTCATCATCTATGTATTTATATAAAAAATACTCGTATGCTTTTACATGTTCATCACTTTGTTTGTTTATAAGAGTATGTCCTGTATTTGTAATAAATCTATTATTAACAAATTTAACATCTGCAGAAAACAACTGTGCAATCTCTGGTGCGCCAAACTCCTGTGAATCAGATAAAACACCCAAAGACTTTCTTAATCGTTTTGGTATTAAGTCACTCAAAAATTTTAATTCTGGTCTTGTTGCTTCTATTGCTTTTGTAGTTCTGTATGGTCCACTAATCATAGTTGAGGGTTTACCAAATACTCGTGTCAATACACCCTCTGGGTCATTAAGCATAAGTTTTATACTGTCTATAGGATTTTTAAGCATATTTCTTACACCCATCATATTGAACTTAACCATGGCATCTACAATTAGTTTTAGTGGATAACTTAATCTAAATAACAAAAATGCAGGGTATCTAAAGTTTCTCATATAACCAAACACAAGATTGTCGTATGTCTGTACACCTTTTTCAAAAGCCTTAAATAAAATATTAGGTTCTTCAAAATCTGTAAATACATCATCAATCACTTCTCTTAATGCACTACCTTCTTTCCAAAAATCTACTTTGACACCTTCATCTGCTGCTTTACGCACTATGTCAAATATTTCTTCATCACCTTCTTTGTTAGTTAATTTTCTTCTAATTCTTCTTTTAGCAGATGTTGCTCTAAGCAAACCTTGTATATCTGGTCCATGTATATCTAAGTTTTTAAGCTGACCATAAAGCTCTAGTGATTGTTTTGTAAGGTGTACCATATCTTGTTCAGATGCAACAGAACCAAACATTTTATTTGTTATAATATCTACTTCCATTGGGTCGTAGAACTCTGGACTTCTTGATGGTGACATAGGTTTAAACTCTCCATCACTAAAACCTTGTTTGTCATTTTTAAGATAATACTTACTCATAAAGTCATCTATCTCATTATCTGTTAAACCATAAGTGCTTTTAAGTTGTAAACCTAATTCTCCAAATACTAATTTATTTTGAAATATTTCTTTTGCTTGAAAGTATTGACCATTAGATAAAGCATCATAAAACTCAGCAGATAATTCTTCTAATCTGCTTTCTGGTATTTTACTGGCATAACCATATCTAATAAAATACTCCATAGCTTCTTTTGTATTTTGTAAATCTGCAGGTTTTAACTTAGGTAATTTAACATCTCTGGCTAAGAAAGTATCTCTAAAACCTCCACCTCTTTTGTATGCTGCCTCAATACCTTCATCTAATTCTTTATTTATTAGTGCTTCTAAATTGCTTTCGTACAACACTTTAGATTGTAGATGTTTGTTTTTACCTTTACCCATAAAAGCACCACCATAAAACATATCTGTTACAAAACCATTCTCTATACCTTGTTCTATTGTTTTAATTATGTCATCTGCAGTTGTGTCAGCAGATTTAATTCTATAAACAAAGTCTGGATGAAAACCTTCGTTAATTAAATAAATACCTATTGGTCTATCTTCATCTTTTGCTTTTACAATTAAATTTGCAATACCTTCAAATGTTTCTTTATTCTCATCAAATATCTGTCTAGCAGTCATACCCTCATCTAATTTTTCTGGTAACGACCTACCTAATGATGTAAGAACCTCATCAAAATTTGCAACAGTTGTTCTTCGTAATAAACCTGCACCAGGAGTAATATAATTTAAAGGGTCAAGTAATATATATTTTGCTGTGTTGATAAAACCTGCAAAAAATCCTGCCATACTTCTAGTTTTTTCATAACCTATATCTTGTATTGCATTGAATTTTGCTTGTTCTGCATTTTCTAATATATCAAAATATTGTGTACCAGATATTTTTCCTGTATCTAAAGCTATCTGTGCTTCTTGCTCTATCCTGTCATACTCGTTATCTAAAAATTCTGTAACATAATTAGCGTAACCATAATTAGTTGACAGGTTTCCTGTTAACCCAAAGACAATACCATCACCTAATCCTACAGGTATAGCTTGATTAAAAAATGTTTCATTTAGTTCTTGTTGTCTGTCAAACTCAGGACTTAGGGCTATAACACCTGCAATACCTTTTGCACCTGTATCTGGGTCAATAATGTCATCTACAGTCTGAAAAAACAAACCTGCTTTTTCTGCAAAAGATAAATCTCTACCTTTTTCGTTTTTAAGTGCAGTAATTTTTTCTCCAATAATATCTGGAAATAGTTCATTAAATATATCTAAGTCTGTTTTTGTTATAAGTGGATTGCCTTCTTCATCTACAATACCTCTAGCTACTAAAAAGTTTTTTGCTGTATCTGATGGTGTATAGTATGTATCGTTGTTTATTATTTTTGCAGTTCTTTGATTTCTGTAATTTCTAAAGGCTTTTACATGTGCAACTAAACCAGGTATAAAAGGTAGTTCATTGTCTTTTAAATTTTCATATCCTGCTATTTGTACAACATCTGATAGTGTTTTACCTTTTTTATTTAGTTCTTCCTCTAATACTGCTTGATATTCAATATTATAATTTCTAACTGTTTTGTCTGTACTCTGTATAAGACCATCTGCAAATATACGAAGTGTACCAAACAAATATGAACCAAACTTATCTGCAAATCTTTTTGCACCTTCTTTGGTAGCTGCACCAACATTTTCAAAAAAGTTACCTGTTAACTTCAACATAAGTGCAGGTCCTAAGCCATAAGATTGTTTAGTTTTATCTTCAACACCTTGACTTCTATTGTTTGTGTAACTTACAGGTGGTGTTTTAGTTTGTGACCAAACACTTATATATTCTTGGTCTGTTAATCCCATGTCTGCTGCTGCTGCAATAAACTCTGGTTCTTCTGTAGGTGTAAGTGATTCTAGTTCTTCGTATTTTTTTACAAACTTCTCTATATCTGGTCCTGCATCAGCTTCTGCTTTGCTTAATTGTTTATTATAGAGTTCTTCTTCTTTGTAACCCTTATACCAGTTTTGACTCCAATTTGTCCATAATGACATTAATTAAACCTTCTTGAAACAAAATAACCATAGTTATCTTTAATCATATCTACCAATATTTGTGTATTAGTTCCTGATGGTAATGTTGTTTGTGTGCCTCTAGTGCTATCTGACATTATTGATTCTGATTCTCTCTCAGTCATTCTAGCTATATCTTGTGGTTGAAATCCTCCTACTTGACTAGCAGTGACACCTGTATCACTTGCTGCTCTTGACCTTTGTAAAGCAATCATATCTTCTTGTGCTAACCTTCCACCAAACTCATCATCAGGTATAGCTTTTAAATCTGCATACGCACCATCTAATTTAGTATCTGTCATTTGTTTCAATGTTGAAGGTTTTCTACCTCTTGGCATTAGTAATCCTCTGGTTTTTCTATATCTATTCCTAAAGCAATACTAATCCATACATTTGGTATAGGTGTCGGTACTATATATTGTCCTATTGGAATATCTCCTGGCACTTCAATACCAAAAATGTTTGTTTGTATTGTTGGGTCTTCTACAAAAGAAATATCGTTCCAATCTTCTTGATTTATAATGTCATAAAACTTTTTGTTAATATCAGGCAACTGGACCTCCTTCTGCAGGTACACCACCTGCTAATCCTGCAAGTACAGTAGCAATATCTGGTTCACCTTGTGGTATTTGTGGTTGTTGTGGTGCTGCACCAATAATTTCTTCTTCTTGTGGTGTAGGTTCTTCACCCTCTGCTGTATAAAATTTATCTAGTATATCTGACATTTTTTGTGGATTCTTTCTAATCTCAATAGCAGCAATAGTTGCTTTTGGATTACCTTGTGCTGCTTGTGCCATAAGTGATTCAAACAATACTGTTTCTGCTTTTTCTGCAGATATTCTTTGTTGTATCTTAGTAATGTTATCTAGTCCATCCATATTTTCTTGTAATGTCTGTGTATCAATGATTCCTTGTTGTTTTAATTGCAACCCTGTAATTATTTTTTGTGGTTCATCAAATCCTGCCATAACACCATACACTCTTCTTGTTTCATAAACTTCTGATATGTCTGTTGATGGTGTATAAGATTCTTTGTAAGATGTTCCTTTGTGTCTTCCTGCTATAGGTTTACGAACATCACCAAACATTACTTCATCATATTCTAATCTTTTAGCATCTAACTCTTGTAATGCTTCTTTTAGAACTGTTTGATATTCTCTTACATGCAGTGATGCAGATTGTCCTAATTCTTCTAAACCTCTACCTGTAACAAATGCGTTAGGTGATTGTCCATCATCAGATACTGGATATGCTGCACCAAGTCGCAAGTGTCGTTCAAGCCTATCTACTTGTTGAAATAATTGATAAGGTAGATTGTTGACTGGTTTTGACACTTGCGAACCAGGTGTTAAATAGTTGACAGCAAATCTGCCCTTTCTATATTTTCCTGATTCAATCTCACCAACAATATTTGTTTCTGTAAATACTGCATCTTCCATAGCAATAGTTCCAAGTATGTTAATCTTTGCCATATTAGACATAAGACCTGTAATGTGTTGAAACTGTGATTGCATTTGGTCAAATGCGTATCTTTTAGCAACAACAAAACAAGGTCCAGACTTTAAAACATTTGGCATATAATCTATAATCTTTTTGTTTTCTGGTAGGAATACATAAGTTCCTTCCATATCTTTATACTCAACTACAACTTTTCCATGACCTGTAGAGTTTGCCCAACCTGGCGCTCTATCTGAAGTATTCATAAGTGCAGAATAAGGATTCTGGAATCCATCATCATTTTCTTCTTTTGCAAATATATACTGCTTTGCTTCTGGATATTCTTCAGCTAATACTTTATGTGGAACTCTACGAATTATTGCTAATTCTTTTGGTTGTTGGTCATTTCCAAATATACCTGGATAACAAGTAAAAGGGTCTTGTAATTCAGCATAGGGATATGGGTTACCATCTTTATCTCGTTTATGTCCTATAGTCCATGCTACAAAACCATAACCTGGTAACCACCTTGCAGCTTGTGGTAACTGCATGTGTAATTTTTGAAACTTGTCGTAAGAAGTAACTATTCTTTCTAATTTTTCTGATTTCTTTCTAGCTCTTTCGCTATCTTTTTCATTGATTATATCTACTTTTAAATCTGGACTTCTTCCTAGTTTTTGTGCAAATCTTTCTAGTGCTGTAAGAAATAAGTTGGGTGCAGGTAACTCGTGATACTCAACATTTATTGAATTACCAAGAAGTGCTTTTACTGCAGCTTCTCCACCATTCATAATGTCACGAATCCTAGACCTATCAATCATTTGTTCTTGATTAATTACTCTGAGGTAATCTATTCTGTCGTATAATTTATCGCTATCTAAAGGCATTTAACTCCAATTATCTATATCCATGTTACTAGGTTCGTACCCAGAAAAACTAGGATTATAGTCATATCCTAATTCTGCAAATCTTTCTTTTTGCATTCTTCTTATGGCTCTCATTGGAAACCAACTAGCCATAACTATGTCAGTCTTTGTACCAACTGTCTTGCTTTTATTTCTAGCAGAACTGAAATACACCAACTGACTTGTATATAAGTTTACCTTTTCTTGGGCTTCATATCCAAGATATGGCAAAGAAATATTTTGTTCTTGAAACATTGGTCGCATAGCTGTCACACCATACATAGGGTCAAATTTATTCTTGTGAGTTTCGTGACCTTCTAAAAATATACCATGACCTGATGCAAACTCTCTTATGCTTTTATCTTGTCGTATTGCTTTTTGAAAACCATTCTCTTCTATAACCCAGTGTGATAAATTATATTTCATCCACCATTCTTTAATTATTTCTAATGCTTGTGGTATACCACCACCAAGGTTGTTGTTCATATCTACCATGTGTAATTTGTTTTCTACAGGTTCGTATGCCCATAAGAAAGCTGCTTGATAACCTGTAGATGCAGGGTCTAATCCTGCTATAAGTCTTGTACCATGTGGCACATGTCCAATATCTCTTTTTTGATTACGACATGCTTCTATTTCTTCTCTATCAAATAAAGATAAGCCATCAGGCATAGCTACATTAAGATAAACCATTTCATATATAGCTCTACCACCTGTAGTTTCTGCTGCTCTTTTTCTGTCCATCAACCATTTGTAAGTTCTTTTACCAGACCACAACATACAATCTACATGTTCATGTTCATCCCAGTCTGGTTTATTGCATCCACTATCATGTGCTTCTTCTACTATTGTTTTCCAAGATTCGTTATCTACTAGGTGTGAATAAAGGTCATCATAATGTTGTCTTGACCCAATAACCACCATAGCTGTATGTTCCTCTTTACGACTAGATAGTGTTGTAGTCCACCAGTTTCTTGTGTTTTCTCTTGTTGCAGGTTGCATTGTAGAACTGTGGTCTTCTATGTCATCAGCAATAATTATGTCACAGTCACGAGATAGAATCTTACCACCACGACCAATACCAACCATTGTTGGTGATTTAATACCTGTCACTGTTCTTGTACCAACAGTAAACTCTGTAGATGACCAAGCCTTACCACTTCTGTTCTGTGGTTTAAATTTTGGTCCTGGTCCACATATCTCTTCTATCAACAACTCATTGTTTTCTAATTGGTCTATTACAGAAGATACAGAATTTTTTGCAATATCTTCGTTACCACCTACCCATAAAATTCTTACATTTGGATTTTGTGTAATCAACCAAACTACAAAATGTATAAGTAAATCTGTTTTACCATGTCTAGGTGGTGACAGTATCATCTGTTGTTCACCATTATCTATAGAAGATAGTATTGCCTCTATCCATCTAGTATGAAACTCTGGTGTGTCATAAGGTACACCTTGTTCTGTTTGAAAATATCTATTTCTAAATTCTTTAAAGTGTTGTATTGTTTGTTCTGACTCTACAGGTGACCAAGACTCTTGTAGTTTTTCGTTTTCTAAATCTTCTAAGAAAGCATTGTAAGCCATAGACACAGATGCAATAGATACATCTAAAACTTTAGCTACATCTGATAATGTCATTTTCTTTATAAGTATTTCATTACCAAGACCAGATTCTTTTAAATCATCATAGACTTTACCTCTACGAGTCTGTACATTTTTTTGACTAGGTATATTTAAAACATCTTCTTCTTGTGTCCACTCAATACCTTTTTTCTTTGCTCTTTTCTTTTGTGTATTGATTCTGTTACGACATCTCTCGCTACAATACTTTCTAGCTTTCGGTGGTAAAACTTTGTGACAACCTGCTGCGTAACATAATTTATTTTTTGCCATAATTTTTACAATCCTTATTTTTACACTTCATGTCATCACTTGGTAGTAAATCTTCTCCACACCTTGGACACTGGACATATATCAAGTAATTTTTGGTCTTCTTCCACTCTTTGCTCTTGATTTAGACACAGCAGCAATATTTACTTTTCTACCTTCTCTATATGCTTTCTGTGTTCTTTTTATTTCTGCTGCTCTTTTTTTTGCTTCAGGTACTGATAAACCCTCTAAGTATTTTGCAGGTACACCATATCTATAAGGTTGTGTTCTTTTACTCATCAATCATCTCCTGCCCAATTAGGATTACCTGCATAATCTTTTTTAGGCTTATCATTTTTTAATTTTTTTAATTTTACCATTTTTTGTTCTTGCAAAAATATGTGTTTTAGTTTCTCTAATAAAAGTACCATAGTGTCTTTTGCCACCCCACATCCAACTTACTTGTCTTGCCATTATCTTTTACCTTTGAGGTCATCATCTTGACTATGACCACCTTCAATAAAAGAATTAACTCTACCCATAGCCCAAGCTGCCATAGATACATTTCGTGAACCTGATGATACATAAGCACCTTGTCCTCTTCTGTACACTGCTGCTAGTTTTTCATAACTATAACCTGAACTCTTTGCTTTTGCTCTTAATGTTTTTTTTGCTGATTCTGGTATTGCCATTATTTTCCTACTTTCTTTTGTGCATTGACATGTGCTTTACTAAAAGAATTACCTCTTCTCATAGAGTTGTACATGTACTGCATGTGTTTTTTTGTATGATGTTTAGAATGTTTTTTCATAGCATTCTGTTGACTCTTGGTCAACTTAGAAACATCTACACCTTTGACTTTCATATATCACCATGCCTTGCAAGACCAATATCTTGGTGTTGTCTTATCTGTAGCAGTGTCACATTTATGTCTTGCTCTAAATGATTTTCTTGCTTCAGGATTATCTTTTCTAATCTCCATGTTTGGGTCACCAAACATTACTTTAATAACTTTACCATTTTTATTTTTTACATAGACTTTAGATTTTTTTCTTCCATAACCAGGTTCACCTTT